GATAGTTGTGTTAACATTTCGAAAGAATGCAGCAAAGTATCGTTATAAAACATTAAGATTACTGGTCGAGTAGCTCAGTGGATAGAGCAAAAAACCGCTATTTTATAGGTTTTATACAAAAAAACTAATAAAATAACGGTTTTTGTTTTAGGTGTTGATATTTTGGTGATACTTTTGGAGGCATATTGAGAAAACCAACCCTATACAAACACCGCGGGAAATGGCATGCGCGGTTTTGGAGCGCGGAAAAAAACAAATATATATCTCGTGCGTTGGGGGTGATAGTTGAAGGGAAAAAAGAGCGCCGTGCCGAAGCTTATGAAATTGCTCTTAAAATCGAAGCGGGATTACAGGAAACCAATAAAACAGATACTAAAAATAACCTTATAAATAATACCCCGTTACTTGATTACGTAGAACTCTTTTGGAAGTCTGACAGCGAGTATGTCCGCGAAAAAGAACTTGTTGAGAAAAACCCAATGTCGAGCCATTATCTCTTAACAAATAGGCGATTGGTAGAAACAAAAATTAAACCGTATAGTGGATTTAAAAACATTACGCTAGGAGAATTATCTAAGCCTGTTATACGTCAATGGATATTATGGCTTGCCGAGCAGGGGTGTACGGGGCGTACAATAAATGGCGCGATGCTTGCCTTGAGCGTACCAATTAAGCGTGCATTTTTTGATGATATGATACCCGGGAATCCGTTTAATGGAATAAAGAGGGCGGCTCATAAAGAAAAACAGCGCGGTGTACTAACCCCGATGGAAATAAAAAAAATCGTAGAAATGCCAATAAAAGATACCAGGATGAGGCTTGCCATATATCTGCCGTTATATTGTTCCATGCGCATGGGGGAAGTGCGTGGTTTACAGTGGGGTGATATATCTGACGGCGTAATACACATATGTCATAATTGGCAGGAGGTAGAGGGATTAAAGCCTTGTAAATGCGGATCAGAAGGTTATGTGCCAATGCCGTGCGTAGTATCGACGCTTATTAACGATTTATACAAAAGCGCATCAATAAAAGGGTTGCCTACCGGGCCTAGCGATTTTGTAATGGCGCTAAAACCGTATCACCCTATATCTCGCGAGTTTTTATGGGATGCGTTAAGCGCGGAACTGAAAAATATCGGTATAGACGAAAGTCAACGAAAGGAACGAAATATTGTATATCACTCGCTAAGGCACAGCTTCGTAACGGCTTGCAGATTAGCGGGATTGTCAGATTTTGAAACTATGACATTATCTCGTCACAAAGATGTTAAAATGCTACAGAGGTATAGTCATGGACGGGAAGCTATAGATGTGCGCGGACTAGGGGAAAAGCTTGAAAAATCCTTATATCCTTATGTTGGCGCATGATGTTTGTGTTATAATATAGATTATTACAACGTCATTGGCGTGACGTTTGTTTGTTATTAATGGTTATCTCAATGTATTTTTGCAAGGGGGTAACTGTCTGTTGAGGAAAAATGCGTATAACAACTCAGCTACAATATTATTAAACGATACGGAAAAAGAGCGTTACAACGAGCTGGCTGGAAAATATCAACATGACTGTGGTATGACACGAGACGAGGCGGAGTATAAAGCCTACGGCGATATAAAAGAAGCGCGCGTTGGTAAAAAAGCGCGATTTGTAAAAATAGGTGGAGCGCCAATAACCCCGATACGTTGGATAGTAAAAGGATTTTTAGAAGTCGGTGCGCTCGGTATGATATTTGGTGATTCTGGCACTTATAAATCTTTTTTATCGGTTGCGCTATCATCATGTGTCGCAACAGGTAGGCCTTTTTTTAATATGCCTATAAAGCGTAAAGGCGCCGTGTATTACATAGCAGCTGAAGGGCAAACGGGGATTATCCGCCGCTTCCGTGCGTGGAGCCAAGAGAACCAGCCAATACAAGATGCACCGCTGTACAGATATGAGGGTATAGTAAGTCTCATTGGGGCGGCAGATGTGTTAATAGCAGCACTTGACGAGGCTGTACAATCTGAGACTGAGCCTCCAGTATTAGTTATAATAGACACGTGGAGTCGCTCGCTTGCAAACGACGATTCGGACACGTCTGCCGCCGCCGAAGGGTTGTACAAACTTGATACGATACGCGATAAATTCCCCGATATCGCGGTCATGATAGTACATCATACGGGGCACGCAAACAAAGACAGGGCGCGTGGCGCCTCGCTGTTACACGCAGCAGTTGACAGCGAGTATAAATTAGCACTAGACAAAGACCGTAAGATTGTGATGACAAACACAAAAAATAAAGAATCCCAGCCGCTGCCGCCTTTGGCATTTAAGCCGCGTGTCGTCAACCTACTTGACGGTCACGGAAAAAATATACTTAATGGAGACGGCGAGGTTGAGACTTCGGCGGTGCTGGAGATGGTAGGATATACGGAGCCGATTAAGGGACTAGGGGCAAACCAGACGTGGGTTGTTGACACGCTTAAGAGGCAGGACGATAATAGGTTACACTACAGCGACTTGCTTACGGCTTATAAAACCGATCTAGGCCATCGCAAAACCCAGTTTGATCAAACGCTTGACGGTCTTATTTCAAATAATATAATAATAAAAGATAACGGATATATATTATTAACATGACGCTAAAATACAAAAAACAGTGGGCTGCGTTTAATAGTTTACCCTGCCGGAGGTGGCTAATACGATGCTGATATACAGCCTAAGCCCGGTATATATACAGATATTGCGTAGTTAGCTATCAAAAATGATTTTGAAATTACTATCTGATATTAAAAATCATTATCCAATAAAGATTTTTAATATAAATCTATTAATTTAATGATACGAGCGCATAACGCATACGCATATACAGCTATAGCTGTATATGCGTTTATGCGTTTTTATTTGCGCCACATTGCATAAATGCAAAATATGCCCATATATGCGTTATGCGCTCGTATCGTTAAAAAAAGAGATTTATAGCAAAATATTGATATTTAAACAAACAAATATGTAAATATAAAAACTATAACTATTATAGAATTACTTTTGTAGGAAAATTTGCGAAATAATAAAAAAAATAATAAAAACACTTGACAAATAATCTGATATGCGTTATTAAATTAATAACCACCAGAAAGAGAGTAAATATTGCCCCGTAAGGTCTTTAAACCCTGCCTCTATCATGGTTGTATAAATACCGTCCAATACGGTTATTGTCAAACTCATGCACATTTTTATAATCCCCCCCAGAGAGCAATCGAAGTTAATAGGCCATCCGCTGCGGCACGTGGTTATAATAAAGAGTGGCAAGCGATACGGGTTGAAGTATTACGCAAACATGGAGTACCAAAAGAACTTTGGCATTTGTATGATATACACCACGACCCGCCTTATAATCCAAAAAAAGAACCAAACCACAGAAAATATAATCTTATACCCATGATACATAATCATCACTCGCGCGAAACAGCGAGGTCAAGGGGTAAGGGGGACAAATCCCTACAACCTCAGGTTGAGACCGGTAAGGCAAAGGCAAATAATCACACAACCAAAATTGCGCAGGGGGTTATTTGTGGCAGTAGGTAGACCCCCAAAACCGACAGCGCAAAAAAAAGCGCAGGGTACATTGCAAAAACATCGCGAAAATAAAAATGAACCTGAATTTAATAGCTTATGTATAACAACTCAACCGCCCGAATATTTTAATACTTATTCCGCTAATATATGGACTTATTTATTAAAAGAATATGAAAAACAGAAAATAATAGAGACGGTCGATATATATGCATTTGAAATTCTTTGTTTTAATTTTGGCTTATGGAAAGATTGCGCTAAGAAACTAAGTGAAAACCCTGTACTGCTAGAGAACGAATCACACGGCGGACTGTCATCTACTGCACAAATGATGAATAAGGCTTTTAGTATGTGTGAAAAAATGATGTCACGTTTCGGTTTAACACCTTCTGACCGAAGTCGTGTAGGGTTAATTAATAAAAAAGATGAAGATGATGAATCAAATAAAATGAGGGAACTTTGTGTATAAATATATATTTATTTTATTACTATGTTTTATCACAGGCGGTACGGTAATGGCTGATTATACAGCAGAAAAATATATAACCGATGTTATGTCTGGAAATATAATCGCATGCAAATGGGTAAAGCTTGCAGTTACTAGACATGTAAATGATTTAAAGCAAGTTGGTAAAAATGACTACCCGTATCATTTTGATACAAACTCCGCAAAACGTGCTATTGATTTTATACAAATGCTCGAACATACCAAAGGCGACTTTGCAAATAGAGCGTTACACGATGATATCAGGATTAAACTTGAAGCATGGCAACAATTTATAATCTGGGTTGTAGAAGGATGGAGAAACAAGGATGGTTATAGGCGATTTACGCGCGCTTATATAGAGGTTGCTAGGAAAAATGGTAAAACTACTTTAGCGGCAGCTCTCGCTAATTATCATTTTTTTGCTGATAATCCACGCGAAGTTGGGCCGGAGATATATTTTGCTGCAACGAAACAACAGCAGGCTGCGCTTGCATGGGATGAAGCAGAGCGCCAAATACAAAGAAACAAAGTATTGAAAACCTTATCGCGGATATACAGGAGTAAAAAATATATTGTTATACCAAATACTGCCGCTGTAATGAGACCGTTAGGACGTGATAGTAAAACTGAAGATGGCCTTAACCCATCATTTGCAATCGTAGACGAGTATCATGCACACCCTGATGCAGGGTTGATTGACGTAATAGAGAGCGGTACAGGTGCTCGTAAGCAGCCGTTAGTTGTAATCATTACGACTGCGGGGACTAATTATATAGGTCCGTGCATGGAAGAGCATGAACATTTAAAGAAAATGCTGGAAGGTGCTATCCCACCTATAAATAATTTTTTTGGAATTATATACACGCTTGATGATGGAGATGACTGGAAAGATCAAAATACATGGATTAAGGCAAATCCGAACCTTAACGTATCGGTCGAAAAAGAGCGGTTAGCCGAACAGATAACCCTCGCAACCTCATCTAATATTAAAATTACAAACGTAAAAACAAAGCGGTTAAATATCTGGTGTAAATCAATTTTAAACTGGATAGGTTTTGATGCATGGAAAAAATGCAATATTGAATATACAGAGGATGATTTGTTAGGCCGCGAATGTTACGGCGGTATGGATCTATCAAGTACACAGGATATAACTGCGGTTTGTTTATCGTTTCCACCTGTTTGCGAGGGTGAGCCTTACAAGCATATTTACAGATTTTACATACCAGAGGATTTGGTACAGGAAAAAGAGGAGTTAGATAAAGTACCTTATAGACAATGGATTGAGCAGGGATTGATAATCGCAACGACAGGTAACGTAATCCACCATGATTTTATCGAAGATGATATTAGACAATTAGCATCACTGTATAATATAATAGAATTTTGTTTTGACCCATATAACGCGCAACAGGTGGTTAACCACCTAACGGATGACGGGCTGATAATGATACCTATACAGCAGAGTTGGCGCATGATGCCGCCATTATGTAAGGAGTTTGAAAGGCTTGTATTAAGCGGTGAATTAGCACATAACAATAATCCGATTATGTACTGGATGATATCTTGTACAGAATTAAAAAGCGACAGACAGGGAAATTTTATGTTAATGAAACCGCGAAGGAATTCTAGCGGTAAACGCATTGACGGCATTGTTGCAAACGTCATGGCACTTGGAAGAGCAGCTTTACAGATGTCAGTTAAAAAATCTGTTTATGAAGATAAGGGGGTAATGTTTATATAATGGGGTTTTTTGACTTATTTAAACGGAAAGCTACCGCATCTACCCCAATACAGGATTATAGCGGATGGGGAGCTCCATCTGTATCAGGTGCGGTCGCTACCGAAAATCGTATAATGGGATTAGCAGCACATTTTGCATGTGTCAGATTGATCTCATCCACAATTGCATCACTGCCGATCCACGTCTACGAAAGAACGGGAAACGGTAAAAAAATCAGAAATGATCACCCTGTTGCGAAATTGTTACGCGAAAATTCAAATAAAGAAATGACATCATTCTCCGTGATTGAGGCTATGCAAGCTCAGGTATTAAACCGCGGTGTAGCATTTGCTGAGTTAAACTTTGACAAAAATGGGGACGTATGCGAGATATGGCCTATTGCACCCGGTGTAGTTACGCCAAAAAGAACAGATAAACACGGCCCAATCGAATACCATTTTCAAAATGAAGGCATCGTACTTCCGGCAAAGAAAATATTACACGTTCCCGGTTTAGGTTTTGACGGTATTAACTCTTTTTCTCCCATACGGTTATTTAGGCAGACGTTTGGCTTAAGTTTAGCCGCAGAGGAGTTCGGCTCAAGGTTTTTCGGACAGGGTACAAATTTAGGCGCAGTTATAAAGTATCCAAATGCGCTAAAAGATGACGCAAGGGAGAGACTAAAAGTAAGCGTAAAAGAAGGTTATTCCGGTTTAGGTAAATCGCATAATGTAATGGTGCTTGAAGAAGGCGCCACTTTCGAAAAGCTCGGTATGCCATTAGAGGATGCGCAATTTATAGAAACACGAAAATTCAGCGCAACAGAGATAGCTCGTATACATGGAGTGCCACCCCATTTAATCGGTGACCTTGAGAAAGCAACATTTTCAAATATTGAAGAGCAGGGTATCGAAGCAGTTATATATTTATTCCGACCATGGGTTGAAAGATGGGAGAAAGTTTTAAACTCGAAATTATTTACAGGAGCTGACAAAGAACGGTTTTATATAAAGTTTGAACTCGGCGGGTTGTTACGCGGAGATACTAAATCGCGTTACGAAGCGTACTCCTTAGGTTTACAGCAAGGTTTTTTGAACGTAGATGAAGTTAGAGAAAAGGAAGACATGAATCCGCTCCCAGACGGTAAAGGTCAAGTGTACAGATTTCCACTTAACTTGGGAGAAGCCGAAAAACAAATTAAAGAATTAAAAAGGTATTTAGAGATATTAAATCATAAGGAGTATGAAAATGAATAATGAAAAACTAGAAAGGCGGTTTATTGACCTTATGGATTGCAATTTTCAAACAGTTAAACGTGACGAAAGCGACGGTGTTTATAAAATCAAAGGCACGCCGATAGTATACAATAGGGAGTGCGTATTATACGAAAGTGAACATTTCCGTTTAACTGAAGTAATAGAGCCGGGTGCGGCAAGAGATGCGCTGTTACGCGCAGAACAAGTACTCCTGTGGAACCATGAAAGCTCAAAGCCGATGGCGGCTAGAAAAAACAATACTCTGTCAGTACGCGAAGATATGAACGGCGTTTATATCGAAGCGGACATATCGGGCACTGTCTGGGGCCGTGACGGTTACGAGGCGATAAACTCAGGTCTTGTTGATAAAATGTCATTCGGTTTTTACGTAAATGAAGATGGATACACAGAGGAGCGGTTTGTCGAAAATGGTAAAAGATGTTGCAAGCGTTCAGTAAATAAAATTGACCGTATTATTGATTTTTCACCAGTTACATATCCAGCATATAAGGACACGGACGTAAAAGCGAGAGATATTGATAATTTACAGAAAGAGTTTGAGGCCGATGAAGCGCGTGTAAAGTTACGCGACGAGGCAAATAAAAAAATCAGCGAGATAACAGAGTTTGCTGACAAACATAATAAATAACCGCGTTGCGGTTACACTGCTCTCATGTCGTGAGACAGCATGGGCAGATTTTAACTAACGTCGAGATGACGTAAGGAGAAGGGTTATGGAAAAAATCCTTGAATTAAGAAAAAAGCTGCAAGCGTTGGTATTGCAGTTACGCGCAAGTCAGGGAGATGAAAGCCCTGATATGACAAAGATTGAAAACATTGGTGCGGAAATCCGCGCTCTTTGTAATCAAATCGAAACAGAAGAGGCAATCGCGCGTGCGAAGGGCGAGCTTGATCCGTTTACAAAGCACAGCGAAAATACCCAAATATCTGACGGCATAACCGAAGAAACAAGGGCCGCGATACTCTCTTACATGAGGACTGGAGATAAAACAGAGTTACGCGCAATGACAAGCGGCACGTCAGGTGGCGGCGATACGGGCGGATATATTATCCCTCAAGAGTGGGAAAACCAGATACTTGAAAGGGAAAAAGAGCTGTTCGTTATGCGAAATTTAGCCGATGTACAGATATCGTCACTTGACAGGAATATACCCGTCTCAGATGATTACGGCGAATCCGGCTGGATTGACGAAGGTGGGGCTTATCCTGAAAGTGACGCTAAATTTTCAGATAAAACTATTGAATCGTGGAAAGTCGGACGTATTTGCAAGGTATCGGAAGAGCTGCTACAAGATAACACCTATAACCTCGAGCAGTGGCTTATCAACGCATTTTCATATTCTAACGGGCTCGCGATGGAAAGCGCATATATTGCGGGTAACGGTATCAAAAAACCGCGTGGTTTCCTTATGGACGCTAATGGCGTTGCTGCGAAAGGCACAACTCTCGCCTATAACGATATACTCAATCTGTTTGCTGCGCTAAAAACAGGATATTTCAATAACGCCACGTGGATGATGAACTCGATGACGCTTGTCAGTATAATGCTGTTAAAAGATGCTTCCGGGCAATATATCTACAAGCCATTTAACGCTCCCGCGTCAAACTCGCCGATGGGTACCATACTTGGGAAACCTGTTGTTATATCGAGCTTCATGCCAGATATCGGGGCTGGTGCAAAGCCTATAGCGTTAGGCGACTTTAAACGCTATCGCATACATGACAGGCTTGGGTTTAAAATCCAACGACTTGACGAATTATTTGCTGCCAATGGGTTTATCGGTTTCCGCGGCAAGCAGAGAACCGATGGTAAGTTGCTTATAAGCGAAGCAATACAGACGCTTAACTTTGCAAGCGCTGGAGATGAGGGTTAATGATGTTAGGCGATCTTGTCACTTGGGAGAAAGTTAAGGCGATTTTAAGTCTTGACGACAACGAACAGGATAAAGTTGAATTTCTTATATCCGCATCTTCATCTCAGGCTGAAAAGATCGCCGACCGTATCCTTGCCGCGCGTGACGTCGACATAACACTTGACGCGCATGGCGGCAGGGAGTATTTGCTGCCAAGTTATCCGATAAATAACACAGTTATGGTAAGGGTATATGATAACGAGCTACAGCCAAACGAATATAGCGTGAAGTCGCAGGACGGCAGGCTTAGGTTTAAATACCTTACACCTAACGGATGGGACGCTATAAACTTTAAAGGCAATATTGGATATAATCCTATCCCTGAAGACTTACAACAAGCGGTAATAGAAACGATATCTGCCAACCTACGCAGATTTGCGACTTCAGGCGGTCTTGTTGGAGTTAAGGCGATGTCGGCTAACGGAGCGGTTACGACGCAGTATGAACTTGATTTACCAATGTCGGCCAGAAGCGTGTTTTTAAGTTATAGGGGGGTTAGGGTATGATACCAACAGAGTTTAGCCAACCTATAGGTTTATATAATTATTTCTCGAAAGATCTTGTAGAAGATATAGCGCACAGTACAGCTGCAAAAGTTAGTAACGAGTTATCATCTTATATTAAAAACAATAAATGGAATGATTATTTTAAAACAGGTACTGGAAAACTAATAGGTAGTAAAGACCGCAATACTGTTGATACATTTGGAGTATATAAATTAAAAACAAAGCCTATATATGTAACCGGCGCGGGAAGGGGTGTAAAAGGTCATCTAAACTATCTTAGCGGTTTATACAGTGGGCAAGCAAAGTCTAGCTCGGGAAAAACTTTCAGTTATGATAGACCAAGACCAGTTTTAGAAACTGCGTTTAGAGAGTTTGGTGTAGAAAAAAGATTGAGAGACACATTCCGGCATATATTGGATGAAAGAATAAAAGAGGCGGGCGTATAATATGAATGTTGATTTTAAAAATGCATTTAACGACTATAAAGATTACATTGCGGGTAACGTGCCAGAACTGGGCAGGGTTTTGACCCATTGGGAAGATCCGTTTACGGTATCTAAAAACCAGACGGTTATACTTCCGCATGGCGGCGGTGAAAATAACGGTAAGGTGAATTTATCAATTAGAATGATTGTTTCCACTGTTGATAAAACCAGCGACGCAATACCACAAAAGCAAATGGACATTATGAATAAAATATTTGCATCGATTTATAACAGCGATTTACCTAATGCATTTATCGAAGTGTCTGTCGATAATTTTGAGTTTTATGATCCGCTGCCGCAAAGCCCATTAGTCGGTGTTATTGACCTAGTAATAAATTTTATTATCGAGATAGTTGACGACTGTTTATAACAAAGGGGAAGTATATGAACGATTTAAACATTAGTAATTTAATAATTCAGCTTGTTACCTTTGTAGTTACCATGATACCGTTGTGTGTCATTATCTACAATCAGGGATGCAAAGACCAAAGACTTACAGTAGCGGAAAAAAATATAAATGAAATCGGTGGTAAAATAGACAGATACAGAGATCATTATACAGAGACACTAACAGAGCTTAAAGCACAGATTGATAACATAAGCCGTACATTGATACACGTAACCACTTCTATGGATTTCATACTTAAATCAATTGAGGAGTTAAAGAAAAAATGAGTAAAAGCACAGCATTAATAATCGGTGTAATCACCATATGTCTATTTGGCGTTATATCATTATTTAATAATGATTATCCAGCTGGGCAATATTTAACCGCAATTGTAACGCTAGTTACAGGTTATTTCGCAATACAGGTTGTGAATAACGGCGTAAAGGGTAAATATTGGAATCATGACATGTATCATCATGAACATGATGTAGTAACAGATAAAAACGGAGGTAGTGTATGAACCACCAAGAGTTTATAGTTAAATATTTAGGCAAGCCCGTTGATTTTGACGGGCGTTATGGAGCGCAATGCGTAGATTTGATACGCATGTATATAAAAGATGTCTATGGTATATCGTTACAACCTGAAGGTGTTGAAGGTGCTCAAGAGTTTTATACTAAACATGATGATCGGCCAAGACAAAAAGCTTTATTTAACCGTATCACTTATACAGGAAACTTACAGCCGCCTCAAGGCGCGTTGCTAGTATTTGGAGCAAATAAAGATAATGGTTATTACGGTCATATTGCAATCTGTCACAAAGCAGACCATAAGAGCATAACAGTATACGAACAAGACGGTATTGCGAACTCAAAAGCGCTAAAAGATGGTAGGCCTCAAAAAGGCATGTATGAAAATACATGGCGTTATGATAATTTGTTAGGCTGGTTAATACCTAAGGAGTAAAAATGAATGACATTGAAAAAAACTTTTTTAGTATTATTATTACCATTTTCTTTCTATGTGTATGCTCAGCCGTCGGCGGGTATATCTTTGGGAGAAACCATACACTCGGAACTCTTGGAGTTACAGATGCAGATCAACAACTTAAACGAACGATTAGCGAACTTAGACAAGAGCTTAACAGAGAACGAGAAGTTATTACAAGACTCAGAGAGAATGATAGCAGAGAGAGAGAACTTATTGACAGAATTACAGAGAACACGCGACGAGCGCGAGCTGATGTTGACGCGTCTATCTCACACATCGGAGGAGCTGCGGAGAAGTTACAGAATATCATTGATAAAATGGAAATCTATAACGATTACGTTAGGAGTAACGAGCGCGAGCTTGCTGGGTATTATAATATGGCAGGCAGCCAAGTAGATTGACCGCGTTGCGGTTTAATATATTAACATGGAGGGTATTTATGGATAGTAAGGTCTATTTAACTAACAAAAAAGCAAAAGAGAAAGCAAAGAGGGGCGTTGACCCTTTCGCGAGAAAGAGAAGTTCCGGGTGTGACAGCGGTAAATGCTGCGCTGATAAATCAGACGTGGTTGCATTACACGCAAATGATACGGTTGTGGACAGCGGCAAATAACACGCTGATATTTAAACTATTACTGTCAAGAGACAGAAGGAGGATTTATGAAGAGAGCAGGGTCTAAGGCGCATATATTTATAGGCGATTTTGATTTATCTAAAGTTATTAGCGACGCGGGAGTTACAGTTGCAGATACATGGTACAGGATAATGGAAAAAGGCGAGAATAGCGCTCTACCTTTTGGTAAAGGTTTTCCGTTCCGCGCACCGACTAACGATACAGACCAGATTGCGCTTGTTAGCGGTGACAGCATTGTACCTATCGATATAGAGCGTTATTGCAAAACAACAGCGTCACTATCAACAGAGCAGGGTTCTATTGACGCTGGTGATGACTGTGATCCCGGCGCAACTATACTTGACGGCATTATAGTATCGTCGGGAAGTTTTGCAGGATTATTTCGTTACAATGATGTAACAGGGGATTTTGACGACGTAACAGAAAAAATAATCAACAGATTTTATACAATACTCATGGATGACGGCGAAGGTACTTATAAGCTCATGCCTAGATCAGACGAACCTATTTTTATGCTTGTTAATCTTAACTCTGATGCAAAGGTAGGTCAAATGGAGATATGGGCATATTTCCCAATTAACATAACCAGCATGGGCAATAACTTTGGAAATACGGATGTCCAAAATAAAGACATATCTTGGACAAAAGGCGAAGGTGAACCTGTATTCTACAAGAGAATAAAAGTCGCGTAATATCTAAAGCCGCGAAATACATAGTATAGTAGCGGCTTATTTTTTAAGGAGATTTAAATGGCAAAGATAAAAAGTTTAAAAATAAAAAATAAAACATTTATTTTCAAATCATTTGGTAACGATAAGGATAATAATCCCGCAAAGGTTATTTATTGTAGGTTTCCCCATACGGGAGAAACTTTTACACCAATTGATAAAAAAAACATTTTTCAAGATATTGATGTTAATAAAATTAATGAAGAAGATACTAAATTGAAAATATCTGAAATTATCGTCGCTAATTATATGGATAATATTATTAAAGGGATTGTCGACTACAGAGCATTTTTAAATGAATGTGTTGATAGATTTGAAAATCTCAAATATGAACAATCAGATATTGTCACCGTTAATGACTTTTGGCAAATATTGCCGCCAGAGGCTGCGGAAACAATAGCTATAGAATTGCATGAATATGCAAATCAAAGAGACGAGTTCGCGGTGGGGGAATAGAGCGCCTTGCAACAGGATTGAAGCTGCGGTTGCTAGGCTATACAAAAAATGATAAAAGCAGCGAAGCTTGGCCTATAGTTATACCGGGCGAGGATAAACCTATACCGAGCAATAGAATTGAGGATTATGTAAATGCGGAAGTTTATCACTACTATGAATTTTATATCTACACTAAACACGCAGGATCTCCCTTATCTGGAGGTTGGACAGAGTGGCCGGCATGGATACCACAAATACTTACATACTTTGATAACGCGCTTGACGCAATCAGAGCACATAACGAACGTGAAGCTTGTAAGAGGTTAGGACATGGCTGATATATCACTCCGTATCAAGGCGGATTTTAACGAAGCATCTCGCCAGTTTAACGCATTAGCGGAAACATCGGAGTATGCACAAAAACAAATCGAAAGATTTGCTAAGAGTTTCACCGACAAAAAATTAAATGAATTTATAGACAAACAAAAAATAGCAGCTAACGCAATTACGGTAACTAAAGGCTCGTTAGCTGCCGCTGAAGCTCAAAATGCCGCGTATTTACGCGAAATAGAACGTCTCATAAAATCAGGTCTTAACCCTAATTCTGACGCTGTCCAAAGGCTGGCTAACGAGCAAAAAAAACTCGAAACAGAGATTAAAAAAGCAACAGACGCACAAAAAATACAAAAAGATTTAATGAAAGTTGCCGAGAAGGCTGCCCTCGCATGTTTTGCTGCTATCGGCGCGGGCGCCGCCGCGATGGCGGCTATAACGCAAAAAACAGCGGAAGCAGGAGATGCGGCTGCCAAAGCTTCGCGCATCGTAGGTATGACAGCGGAAACATTACAGGAATTACAGTACGCTGCCAAGCAAAGCGGTGTAAGCGATTTGACACCGTCGCTTAAAAAACTTAACAAGACAATAGCTGATGTAAAGAACGGGTCGGGGTCGTTAACAAATGTGCTTGAAAATAATAACAAAGAATTATTAGCACAGTTAAAATACGCAAGTTCAAACGAACAAGCTTTTAACCTGTTAATTAACGCAATAAAAGACGCGCCTGACGAGTTCACTCGTGCAGAGATCGCTACAGCGGCTTTCGGCAAAGCCGGCCAGGATTTAATCATCATGGCTGAAAATGGCACTGAGGGATTATCGGCGTTACGCGAAGAGGCGAGAAAATACGGGGTTATATCAAATGAGGCCGCAAAAGCCTCAGAAGAGTACATGGACGCGCAGGGCAGGCTTAAAGCAGCGATATCGGGCGTATCTACACAATTGACAGCGGGTGTAATGCCAGGTATAACTAAGGTTGTAAATGGGATAGCTAGCTTTATTTCAAGTGTTGATGATTGGGAGAAAATCTTAAAAATAGCGGGTTACACACTCGCGGCTGTGACGGCAGGGTTAACCGCATTTTTGGTTGTCGCAAAAGGTAAAGCGATAATAGACGGGTTAAAACTAGCATTTGAGGGATTAACTCAAGCTATTGCAAAAAACCCATTAGGCACTATTGCTGTAGTCGTCACGGCAGTTTTAATACCCGCTCTTATAGCATTGTATCGTAACTGGGATGTAGTTAGCACTTATCTAATACAGGGAGCCGCTCGTGTAGAGTATGCTTTTAATTGGTTAGCGTCACAAATTAAGGAAAAATTAACAATAGCGTTTAACGCTATAAAAATAGCTGGCTCCGTTTTATTAGATTTTATAATTGGCAACATCGTGCGTGGGGTTGGTGATATGCTTAAAGTCATGGGGAAGCTGCCTTTTGTAGGTAGCTTGTTTGACGATGCATCTACACATGTACAGGCGTTAGGTAACGCTATTAGAGGTGTCGCTGAAGAGTCGAATAGAAACTCAAGAGATGCAATAGAAAACGCTAAAGAAGAACAAAATACAATAGAGGCAACTTTAAAATCAAAGTTAGAGGCTGCTGACATGGCGGCAATAGCAAGCCGAGCCGCGTTAAATGCGGCAAAAGCTGCTAACGACGACGAGCTAGAAAGT